TGTGGAGTGTTCCAGATGAAGATCGCGATAGAATGTATTAGATGCGGTTCAACTGAGCATATCGATGTACGATATCTGTTCAATGGAGAGACATACGAGTTAGAATATCATTGTGAGTCGTACACAGGTGGATGTAATTTCTACCGTTTGTTGCCATTATCGTTTCATCCACAGGTGGGAGACCTATGAAGATCGCTCGAACTTTTACAATCGATTACAATCTGGCTGTTACTCTTCAAAAGAAGCCTAACCAATCTGAAACAGTTTCTAGAGCTCTAAGAAAATATTTGAGTGAAGATGGTGTTTACGATCTAACTGATGTTACAACATTTTCTCTTATTGGAGTACTTCAGTCAAGATTCGATCGAGATAGCGCTGAAGCGAAGTTGCTCTCGGCTCTCATAGCCATGTGTAAGCAATCATAATGTAGTTTGCAGCAGTACTTCCAGCAACCGCCACAAGTGTACCAATTGAAAGAAAGATATTGAATTTCATCAATCCTTCGAGAGATGTTTCTTTTTCTTCTTTCTTCTCTGCTCGATCCATAAGCCATTGAGCAAACCGTTCTGTCTTTGTTTGTTTTACTTCTTCTTCTTCAGAGGTCATCTTGTCCACGCTCCTTGATTAATGCCATAATGGCTCTATCATCTGAAATTGTTTCAGGTCTTAGAATAACCAGGTAATTCGAAACATCATTAGCATCGAGGTTTGTAATGTAAAGATCTCGAACAACCAAATGATTTGGATCGATAATAGAATATCCCGAATAGTTAGCGGTAGCATCTGCTGCTTTACTCCATCCAATCTGATTAGTATCTGAAGCGTCTACACTTGTTACAGCCTTGTCGCTTAGACTAAGAACACACTTTGGGTCTTCTGCTGCGTTTGGATTCGAAGGCCATACAATAAACGATTCGATCTTCATTGCATGATTAAAACGCCCATCATCAATGATTAGACGCTTTTGTGTACCAGGATCTACTTGCCCTCGAAGCGTATGGATCTCTTTCATCTCTTCCCGCCTCGCTTCGCTTCTTTGTGTGCTAACTTGACGAGTTTCTTGTGATTCATACCCTTGCGCATTTTACCACTCTTGAGCATTGCTTTCCTTCGAAGGCGCTTGTATGCTGCACCATAGCGACGGGAATAAGCAGAGACCTTGCGCTTTTTGGGCTTCTCAGGTTCTGCAACTGCACCGTTCATTAATTCGAGCAGAGGTGCTATCTGTGGGTTTTGCATTATCAGCAATTGCATTAGTATCTCTTTATCCATATTCATCTACTCCTTATGTCTTTAATCAGGTGCATCCCGATTGCGATCGAGGTGGCAGTTGCTCGGAGACGCACGTCAGAAGTGGTGACAGCCACCATTAAGGCAGCGTTCCGCAATGCGGTATCACCTTTCCCCGAGCAACCGCCATGAGAACAATCTTTGTCATGATCCTGGCAAGCCTTGTCAAGACGATCTATTGGAGTAACTTCTGGATATAGGAAATAATCAGAGGCTGGCACATTCATGCCATGTGTCCAATTAGCACCGCAGTAGTTACCATGAATCTTCAATGTATCACCCTCATTGTTGTGAGAGTGCGAGAGCCATAGCAGCGGATTGGCTGAGTGTCTCCACAGTACATTCGAGAATGATTTCAACATTAGCACCTGCGCCAAAGTCGGCTTCATTTGCTGTTTGTCCAGCAAGATAAATCTGCTCGACACCTACGAGGTAACCATTAGTATAAACATCTGGAGTTGTGTCTGCATCAGTTGAAACGAATGTCGGAGGTGCGAGAGATGGAGATCCAGATGGAACTCCATATCCTACTTGGAGTACGCCGCTACTTATCAAAGATTTATCAGTTAGATCAACCAAAGCAGTTTGGCGTTGAGTGGTCAATTGATACTCGGTCATAGATGTGTGAGCGTTAGCGATTGCGCTAGGTGAAACTCGAGGATATTTGACTGTGACACGGTGGATTCTCAGAATAGATTTGCCGAGTGCATCAACATACGCACCAAGATCTACTGCTGTGTCTGCATATGAGTTCGAAACGGGTACGCTTGAGCGGATAAAAAAACTGTCTGTCTTAGCCATACCCTATCATAACAGGGTGTAGTTTATAGTACTAGTTGTGACCCTGTCCTTGAACATCTATACTACGTATATTCGGAATTGGGACGCAGTCCCCCGAACCTATACTTTTGGCGTAGATTCTTGGGATACATACATATGTATCTGCTACATCACCAATACTAATGTGCGTTAAATGTAGCAAGTGTTGTCATGAATTTGCCTGTGGATATTGGGTTAATCCAACAAAGAAAGAGATCGAGGACTTTAATTCTCAACAATGCCCCATAAATTTCTATTATGTGGCAAATTGTGTGGAGTGTTCCAGATGAAGATCGCGATAGAATGTATTAGATGCGGTTCAACTGAGCATATCGATGTACGATATCTGTTCAATGGAGAGACATACGAGTTAGAATATCATTGTGAGTCGTAC